ATGGCATTCCCCTTCATAAGATGATAGAGGATGCAGCTGATCCTAAGAGAAGAGTATTCTTCGTAGCTGGCATGACTGATGCAGATACTCGTGAGGAGATTCGTGCCTTAACTGAGACAGAAAAGGATGCTATCATCGTTGCCTCTTTAGGTACGTTCAGCACAGGCATCAACATTAAGAACTTACATAACATCATCTTTGCTTCCCCTAGTAAGAGTCAAATCAAGATACTTCAAAGTGTGGGAAGGGTATTAAGAAGGAGTGATGATGGCCGGCCGGCTAAGGTATGACTTCCATTGGAAATCTAAGAAGAACTATACCCTTAATCATTCCGCTGAGCGTATTAAGATCTATGCCAAGCAGAAGTTCCAATTTTCCATTCACGAAGTAAACATATAAATAGTATTATGGATAAACTACCTAAAACCCTCGAAGAACTAAATATTAAATACTTTAAACTACTTAATGGTGAGTCTATTATATCATATGTTCATGATATTGATGCTGAGCATGGCGCTATGGTAGGCTTAGAAGAACCAATGGCAGTACTAGTTAAAGGTACTAAAGACTATCAGTTTACCCCTTGGTTCCCATTCTCCACTGGTAAGGTCCACATGTTAGACTCATACAATATCATTGCTGAGGCTGCTGTTGATACCCACATGAAGGCGTACTATATGAAGTTAGTGCTTGATGACGTTGATGGTACTAGTGATATTGATGTATTGACTAAAGAGTTACCTGATGGTAGTACGAATGTACATTAGCGTAACTGGTACTCTATGGCCCGGAGCTATGGGGCTTAGTGAATATACGTAGTATATGTATAGGACTAGTGGTGTTAAACCTGGCCTAATTGATACTTAATTTGTACTGGTACTTAATGGCGGCTGGTACTCAGTACCATTATACCATACCCCCTACCGTTTGTACACGGTCTACCCCAAATAAATTAAATGGCATGATACGGTATCTATTCCGTCAGAAACATGTTATAATGGTACCATACTAATTAAACCAGAGGACCCTTATGCCAGAGAAGATCAAACCAAGAGATAAACCCCATTACGTTAACAACAGAGAATTCTCATATTCAGTAGTTGACTATGTAAAATCAACTCATGATGCTGCTGAAGCAGGTACTAAAAAACCACAAGTAACAGATTATATTGCTACTTGTTTCATGAAGATATGTGAAGGCCTAAGTCATAAGCCTAACTTTGTTAGATATACCTACCGTGATGAAATGGTTATGGATGGCGTAGAGAACTGCCTTAAGGCTATATACAACTATAACATTGAAGCGGCTACACGAACTGGTAAACCTAATGCCTTTGCCTACTTCACCCAGATTGCTTACTTTGCATTTATCCGTAGAATTGTTAAAGAGAAGAAGCAAGCGGATATCAAGTTTAAATTTATGGCCCAAGCAGATGTAGAATCATTCGTTACTTCAATTGATCCTAATTCCCCTATTGACCAGAAGTTCATTGAAACCTTACGTGAGAAAATCACTAAGGTTCAAGAGAACGATAATGCTATTAAGGAATTTGCCAAAGAAGAAAAGGCTAAAGAGAAAAGAAAAGAGAAAGGTTTAGAACTGTTTTGCGTATAGCGATACTTAATGACACCCACTGTGGTGTTAGGAACTCCTCTGAAATCTTTATGGATTATCAAGAGAGATTCTATCGTGACGTATTCTTTCCTTATCTTAAGGAAATGGGCATCAAGAATATATTCCACCTTGGTGACTACTATGACCATCGAAAGAATATCAACTTTAAGGCCCTCCACCACAACCGTAAGATCTTCTTAGAGCCATTAGCAGAGATGGGTATCCACATGGATATTATCCCTGGCAACCATGATACCTTCTATAAGAATACTAATGACTTAACATCTCTTAAGGAACTATTAGGATATTATACCGCTAATGTAACTATTATCACCAAGCCTACTAAGGTAAATGGTGTCCACCTTATTCCTTGGATCAATGATGAGAACCGATCGGAGTATCTAAACTATATCCGTAATAATGATGGTATCCTAATGGCCCATTTAGAGTTAGAAGGGTTTGATGTCCTTAAAGGTATGAAGAGTCCCCATGGCATGTCCTCTAAATACTTTGATCATTACGACAAGGTTCTATCTGGCCATTTCCATACCCAATCTAATAATGGTACAGTTAGATACTTAGGTTCTCAAATGGAGTTTACTTGGAATGATGCCCACGATCCTAAATGGTTCCATATATATGATACTGAAGATCAAAGTGTAACAGCTATATTAAATCCTATAACACTATTTGAGAAGATATATTATGATGATAGTAAAGAGCAGGTATTCGATATGGATAACTACGTTGATAAGTTTGTTAAGGTAATCGTTGAAAAGAAATCTGATGTTCCAGCATTTGATGCCCTTATTGATCAGTTATCAGAGATAAATACCCATGAGCTTAAGATCGTTGAGAACTTCCAGGAGTTCTTAGGGGAAAATGTAGCTACCTCCTTAGAAGATGTTGAGAATACCCAACAGCTAATGGATGACTACATTGAATCCGCCCATACTAACTTAGATCGCGATAAACTAAAGATCTTACTTAACTCCCTATATAATGAAGCAATTGACCAGGAGATTCAATGATTAAATTTAACTTTGTGGCGTGGCAGAACTTCCTATCCGCTGGTACCACTGAAGTAAGAATTGACTTAGCCCAACATAAATCTACGTTGATTGTAGGCCACAATGGCGCAGGCAAATCAACTCTACTAGATGCTATGTCCTTTGGACTATTTGGTAAACCCCACCGCGGGGTTAATAAGAAAGGTTTAATCAATTCTGTTAATGGTAAAAATTCAGTGGTTACTGTAGAGTTTGAGAGTAATGGCCACACCTTCTTAATCATCCGTGGGATTAAACCTAATAAGTTTGAGATCTGGCAAGATGGTAAGATCGTAGATCAATCAGCTAATTCACGTGACTATCAGAAGTTCTTAGAGCAGAATATCCTTAAGCTAAACCATAAGTCCTTCCATCAAATAGTAGTACTTGGCGCTTCGTCATTTGTACCCTTTATGCAGCTTAAACCTAAGCACCGTCGAGAGGTTATTGAGGATCTATTAGATGTATCAATCTTCTCATCGATGAAAGGAATTTTAAAAGAACGTACTACCACTCTTAAAGGTAAGATGCATGATACCAAGGCCTTATTAGATATAGACAAGGGTAAGTTAGAATACCAAGATAAGTATATTACCCAAATGGAAGGTTTAAACCGCCAGGCCGAAGAAGATGTAGAAGCTAAGAATACTAAGATTGATACAGAGATCTCTGGCCATATTCAGTATGGTATTAACTTAACGAATTCCTTAATTGATGATCCCAGTTCTAAGCTACTAGGCCTTAACGCTACCGCCTCAGAACTAATTGGGGAGTTAGCAGGTATTAAGGGATCAATCGAGCAGTGTACTGAGGAGCATTTGTTCTATATGAATAATGATTCATGCCCGACCTGCTCTCAAACTATTACCCAACACCTTAAAGATGATAGGGTATCCACCCTTAAGTCAGGGGCTAGAGATTTACTCGCCACTAGAGAAGCAGCGATAGCCTCCCAAGTAGTTAACAATGAAGCCTTAGGGGTTATTCAAAAGGAGTTAGAGTATATAGCTTCTATCAATACCAAGATGAGGGAAACTCAAACTAAGATCGAACAGCTTAAGGCCTCTAAACAAAAACCAGTACAGGCCACTGATCTTGCTGATGACTATGCCGAGCTTAAAGCCCTTAAGACGTCTACAGAGGAATACCAAGAGTTATTCGATGAATACTATGATAAGTTATTATATGCTGATTCCGCTAAGGAGATGCTTAAAGATACAGGTATTCGTACGAAGGTTGTTAGAGAATATCTACCAGCCATGAACCTATTGATTAATCAGTATCTTCAAACCTTAGACTTCTTTGTACACTTCCAGTTAGATGAGAACTTTGACGAGACTATTAGATCGCGCCATCGCGATACATTTATCTATGCTAACTTCTCTGAGGGGGAGAAGATGCGTATTGATCTTGCCTTACTATTTGCATGGCGCCAGATTGCTAAGATGAAGAACTCTACCAATACTAATCTATTGATCCTTGATGAGACCTTTGATAGCTCTTTGGATAATGATGGCGTGGATAATCTAATGAAGATCCTATATTCTTTAGACAAAAATACCAACACATTTATCATATCCCACAAGCCAGATATCCTAGAATCACGCTTAGATCATAAGCTAGAGTTCAAAAAAGTTAACAATTTTAGCAGGATCTTGTAGCGGCAACCAAAATTAAGCACAAATAAATTGTACAAACCAACGGATTCATGATATAATGGTACCATAAACAATAAAACACGGTCCTAATATTATGAATTTAAATGCACAAGATTATCTAGCTAAGCTATTAGCAAAAG